GATTTTATAACTTTTTTATATATATTTTTTTTTTTTTTTTTTAAATATATAATAATCAGCTAGTTATGAGTAAAAAACTGGTAAAAAACAGGTAAAAAAAAGTAAAAACAGGTAAAAAACTATAACATGAAAATACTAAGAATATACACTGTCGACGGCATTCAGCTAGTTGACTATGAGCTAAACGGACATTTTAATACAATGCCATATGTTTATTTTAAATCTAAATACGAAGTTAAATGACCCCACTCCAACAACTAACCGAATTAGACTGGCAAGTTAGATGCGCTAATACAAGGATGCGACCTGACTATGTTGCTAAGAAGATATACATAGATAAGACAGCCAACGGATTAACAACGGCAATTATAGCATGGATTAACTTAAACGGCTACCAGGCTGAACGTATAAGCACTACAGGACGATGGATTGATAACTCAAAGATAGTTACCGATGTACTTGGTAATCGTAAAAAGATAGGGAGTGGTAAATATATCAAAGGTACGGGGACGAATGGATCAGCGGACATAAGCGCAACGATTAAAGGTAAATCAATTAAAATAGAAGTTAAGATAGGTAAAGACCGACAAAGCGAAGCACAAATCAAATATCAGCAAATGATTGAGAAAGCTGGGGGAATTTATTTTATTGCTAAAAATTTTAATGAATTTTATGGCTTTTATATTACTTTAGTAAAATGATTAGTTAGGTAAAGGAATAGCACAAAAAACTGTAATGAGTTAAGCGATTCTCACATTAAACAAAACATTGATCAACGCTGTAGAGCGGAAGCGTGTTTAACTTTACCTGACTATTAAAACAAGATGAATAAATACAAGCAAATCGAAATATTATTCAAAGATACGGCGTTGACAAATAATGCTCGAAAGCTCTGCAATAATAGAGACATTTATAATGATTTGTTGCAAGAAACATTTATTTATTTGTTGGAGATGCCTGACGAAAAGTTTGACCGAATAAACAATTTAAAAGCCTTTGCATTTACTGTTATGTTTGGGAAATCAAATAGTCAGGCCCGGAACTACAACTTGAACGGAAAAGACAATGTTCTATTTGAAATGTCCTCTAAATTCGGACAGTTCGATGGGGCCAACATAACGCATAGTGAATACAACCATAAGATTGATGAAGATTTCGATAAGGTGATTAATTACATACAAAAAGATAGCACGATTAAAGAGACGGATGTTTACGTTCTATTTGAATCGACAAATGATAAAACACTTAAAGAATTATCAAAGGATCTAGATATGTCTTATCATACAATACGATTAAACAGAAAGAAACTCATAAACAAGATAGTTAGCAACGTAAATATTTATTAGATGACAATCATTGAAGCCGTGCAAATATTAAAACACCATCACTATTGGAGGTTAGGAGCTAAGATTGACCCGTTTGATAATAATATGGTTACTGAAGCGATGAAAGTAATAATCAAACATTATGAGCTTTATAAAGAATAATAAAGACTTCATTTTAGGTGTGGTGGCTTATGGTAATAAACCTGACATATCTAATAAAACAGCGATGAATATTATCAATGAGTTTGAAGAAATAACAGGAACGAAAGTAAATAGAAAGCAATGTTTCACATGCGGTAAGAATAATGTGTTTGATAAAATTTATCTCTATGCAAAAGATAATCATTTATGGTAACATGTTGTATCTTTGCAAGGAGAGATGCGAGGTGCAACTATTGAAAGGACAACTGAGTAATATTATAATATTTTTAAATTAATGCAAGACGAATACGAATCATATAATTTTTGGAATGAAGACAGAAAAAATAGCAATAAGTAAAATTAAACTCAACCCAAACAACCCTCGTTTAATTAAAGACGACAAGTTTGCTAAATTAGTGCAGTCGATAAAAGACTTTCCAGAGATGTTAGAAATACGACCGATAGTTGTTAATGATGACATGATTATTTTGGGCGGTAATATGCGTTTTAAGGCATGCAAGGAAGCTGGGTTAAATGAAGTATCGATTATAAAAGTAAGTGGCTTATCAGCTGAAAAACAACGGGAATTTCTTATTAAGGATAATGTAAGCGGTGGCGAATGGGATTGGGGTATTTTAGAAAAATGGGATGCGCTACAACTTGATGCGTGGGGAATTGATGTACCGATATTTGATACTAATATAAATGATATTGAAGAGGTTGAAGAATTTAATGAATCAGTTTCATTTACAATTAAATGTGATTCAATAGAACAATTAGAACAATTGCAAACAAAATTAAATACATCAAGTAAAAAGTTAAAATTTGAAGATTTTTTAATTAAAGCTGGATTATGAGAATTGCATTGATAGATATTAAGGTAGGTACTAAAATAGGCTGTAATTTTACAGCAGTCAATATGCGTAATATGATATTGCTTCAAAAAGAATTAGGTGCTGATTTTTATTATTCAACAGACCAACTGAAAAACAACAATCAAAGGTATGATGCTTATGTTTTTGGGTTTTCATCAGTGAACAGTAATCTTGAGGAGACTGTTGAATGGATAATAAGAAACAACGAACATGCACCAAGGTTGATTAGATTTGTTGGAGAATACGAACAGGGAAGTCCTCATGTTGCAATGTACTATCTACTCAAAAGAACTGGATGGAAATTTGACATGATTAGAAATGTCGATAGACGTATGGGCGCAATGGCTAAATGGAACGACCGCCAATTTTTTGTAAACATTAACCTACTCGTATCAAGGCAGCCAAACGAACTAACGCCTAAAAAATACGACTGCATTTATTACGGGCGATGGCGCGAGGGCAGAGAAAAGTATTTCAAGAGGTATATTCAGGAAGGAATGTATCTGAGTACATCCACAAAGAACATGAAGAAGTTCAAACACGCAGGATGCAACCCTAAGTATTTGGACACAATGTCTTGGGACAAAGGAATGGAAACGCTTAACCTGTTTAGATATTCATTGTATATTGAAGATGAATATACACACAATGTATTCAACCATCTCGCAAATAGATGGTATGAAGCTGGATTTTGTAATAATGTAATGTTCTTTGATATTAATTGTTGGAATACTATTCGAAAATCAGAAATAGGAATTTATGAGAATGAAATTAAAGATTATATAGTAACAGATTATAATTCACTTCAAGATAAAATAAATGAATGTAATAAAGATTTTAACAAACATTTAGCTATTCAAAAAACTTGGAGAATAAATGAGATGTTATTAAGAGATAATATGATTAATCAATTAAATAATATTATAACACAATGTCAGATAACATAGAAAATATTTTACCATTTAGTTGGAAAAAAGGACAGAGCGGAAACCCACATGGAAGACCTCGCAAATTCGTTTGCCAATTAAAGGACATGGGTTATAATAAACAAGACATTAATCAAACTATTGAAAATATGATGGCTATGACTTTAAATGAGTTAGCCGATATATTTAAGGATGACAACGCAACTATCTTAGAACGTACTATTGCCAACGCTATGAGGAAGTCATTAGAGAAAGGAACGTTGTATAGTTTAGAGACTCTTATAAGTAGGGTGCATGGTGTACCGACACAAACAGTTAATCAAACAATAAGTGAGAAGCCTATATTTAATGGTATAGATATTAATGTTACAACGGACAACAGCTCAGGCGAAAATATCTAAACTTCGCAAACGTGTAAGGATAGTGAGGGGTGGAACGTCTGCAAGTAAGACGTTTACTATTATTCCCTTTCTTATTGATTATGCTGTTAAAAATCCACTTGCTGAAATATCAATAGTTGCCGAAACAATACCACATTTAAAGAGGGGCGCATTGCGTGACTTTCTTAAAATTATGGATATGATAGGAATGTATCAGCCTGAAAATTTCAACAAGTCAACATTGGTTTATACTTTTAGCAACGGAGCCTATATTGAATTCTTTAGTGCCGATGCAGAAAGTAAGTTAAGAGGTGCGAGACGTGATGTGCTATTCGTGAATGAGTGCAACAATATAACCTGGGAAGCTTATTATCAATTAGCTATCCGTACTCGTAGATTTATTTATTTAGATTATAATCCAGTTGCTCAATTTTGGGTTGATACGGAATTAATCAATGATGCTGATACTGATTTCATCGTTTTAACTTACAAGGATAATGAAGCCCTTGATTTGTCAATAGTAAAAGAAATTGAGAAAGCAAAGGAGAAAGCGGAAACATCAAGCTATTGGGCTAACTGGTGGAACGTGTACGGATTAGGTAATATAGGTAGTTTACAGGGTACTATATTTGATTTTGAGCAATGCGATAACATTCCTATAAATGCTGAGTTAATAGCTTATGGAATGGACTGGGGGTTTTCTATTGATCCTACAACATTAATAGAAGTGTACCGATATAATGGCGAATTATTTATTAATGAGTTAATATACCAAACAGGATTAACCAACGCTGATATAATAGTTAGAATGAATGAATTAAACATAAATAAATATGTTGACATAATAGCTGATAGCGCAGAACCTAAAAGTATTGAGGACATTAATAGGGGTGGGTATCGTAATATTTTACCAGCTTCAAAGGGTGCGGATAGTATTAGAAATTCTATTGACACTTTACAACAATTCAAAATTAACATAACTAAAAATAGCGTTAATATTATTAAAGAATTTCGTAATTACAGGTGGGCAACCGATAAGGATGGCAACTATACAGGAAAGCCAATTGATACTTATAACCATAGTATTGATGCGATTAGATATGTCGCATTAAATAGATTAAATAAGAACTCCGCTATATCATTGGAATAAACAAATAATACTTTAAACAGATGAAATTCGAAGATTTAACCATAAAGCAATACATTCAATTATTAGAGATTAACAACTCTGATATACCTGAGATTGAGAAAAAGATTAAGAAACTAGCTATTGTTTTGGATAAGAAAGAAAGTGAAGTTGAAAATTTACCCTTAACTGCTTTTGACAAAATTAAATTCTTAGATAATATTCCTACTCAAATAAAATTCAGAGATAAAACAAGGATAGGATTGAAATTTTACAAAGCATGTACGGATCTAAACGAAATCGGGGTAAATCAATTAGTTGACTTTTATTCATTGCATAAGAACAACGCTCCTATCAATGAGTTATTAGCAGTTATTTATAAGCCTTACAATCCTGATAAACACAAAGAAATATCAGAAGCATTCCTATCTAAAAAGGTTGGCGAAGTGTTAGGTACTGTTTTTTTTTTCAGAAACTACTATATGAGATGCGAGAAACGTATAGCGGAATATTTGGAGAATCATTTGAAAGCAATACAGACGTTTCAAACGGAGATACAGACCGACAAAGAGTTTCAGGATTTCTTGAACACTGGGGATGGGAATACAACATCGACCAATGCGCACAAAACGAGAGGATAACTTGGGATGATGTGTACATGTGGAATGTCACTAGGTTTCTAAACAAGATAAGTTATTTAAAGGATAAGGGTAAATTTGAAATAGCATTAAATGGCAATAGGTAAGAAAGTTGATGAGATATTAATCGAGTTTGGGATTAGGTTACAAACTGATTTGCAAAAGTCATTAGCATCTAAAATGAGTGATGGGTATAACCCACGTTTATCGGGTAAGATAAAATCTGAGCCTATTAAACACATGGGTGACTTGACGCAATATATTTTATCTATGCCTTTGTACGGAAAAGCACTTGACAAAGGACGTGGCCCAACAACAAAGGGCGGTAATGGCTCAGTTAAAAAGGGAATAGCTGAATGGTTAAGGAGAAGGAATGATATATTCAAAAAGTTTGAAAAAGGCAATATGGAATATCGTTTAGCTCAACAAGCTAAAAAAAAAAAGACTAGCCGACCAAGTAAACCTTTAAAGCCTTTGAAATTTGAGAAAGCAATAAAACAGTTTAGTTATATTATCGCTAGGAAAATACATAGAGAGGGCTACAAAGGAAACCAATTTTTCAGCGAAGTAATTAACGATGGACGACTTGAACAACTTGAAAAGGATTTGATTGAAGCAACGCAAACAGAAATATTAATTGAAATTAAGAGATAATGGCACTAACTATCACACAATATCCACTAAGTAAAACACCCGCATATAATGACCAATGGTTTATCGGGTCATCTAATCAAACGGCTATAAGTGATTTCTATTATAAAATAGATTTTACTTGTAATAGCATTACATTAACCGAAAAGGTTCTTCCAGATCCAAACGGTCGTTTTGTTTATAATGCTAAGGAAAAAGCTAAGAACTTCATTGAACATTATTTCAATCCAAACGATACTGGACTTGTTGAGGCGGTAAATAAGGCGGTAAGTATTACATTAACAGTTACTGAATATTACTCAGGTGCTTTGCGTACACCATATACAATGACCTATGTAGCATTTGACGCATGTTTAAATGAAGCTGATTTTGCTGACTATGTGCCAACGTATTTTTGCAATACATTGTTAGGTAATGATAAAACAACACTTAACCCAACGGATAGCGTTGTTACACCATTAACGGATGTTTGGATTCATTCCTTTAAAGCTTATAATATTAAAGTAATAGTTAACAGCACTACATTGGCAGATTTTGCTATAACTGACATTGGCAAATTATATGCTTATAATGTTGGTTATAATGGTATATTAGCATTAGGTCATACGTTGGCTGTTGGTGACATTGTTAATGTTGAGATAAGAGCAACTGTAGGAAGTTTATCAACTTATACCTATACAGTTGAGAATTTCTGTTCTAAATATAATGTAACACGTTTATACTATTTGGCACGTAGTGGACGTATCTTATATAAACAATTCAGTTTAGCTTCATCAAAAAAAGCATCAAAGAAAACGTCAAACGTTCGTTTAGGCAAGGGAAATGTAGTTAGTGGCATTATGGTATCAAACAGATACGAAAGAGAAGTACATGAGGTATCAAACGTTACCACATATACAAATACGCTGATAAGTGATTGGATAAGCGAAGAACAAAACGAAGCGTTGCAAGAACTATTTGATAGTCCTATCGTTTGGCAACATGATGGGCTTAATTATATTCCCGTTACAATAACTGATACAACGTATGAGTTCAAGAAACACAATAGTGATAAGCTCTTCAACTATACAGTTAATATCGAATACAACACTCAAGAAACAAGACAAAGAGGGCTATGATAAACACACGATTACAGATAGGTACTGAAAACTATGCTATTGTAAATAACATTCCGATTTCGACAAATTTTGTTCAAGCTGATTTACGTGAGCCTGACAAAAGGAACGCATCGTTTACAAAGACCATTACTCTTTACGGAAATAGTAAATTAAACAAGCTATTTGAAAATATCTTTGAGGTTAATATTGACTTACAAACTTTTGACCCTAACAAAAAAATAGAGGCTAAATACTTTGTTGATGAAACTCAGGTTCTTGTTGGTGCGTTGCAATTATTGAAAGTATCTAAGTCAAGTGACAACAATATCGTTTATGAATGTTCGATTATCGGGAATGAGGGTAACTTGTTTGTTGATATTGGTGACAAATACCTTGAAGAGTTAGATTTCAGCGAATACGATCACACATACAGCCGAGCGAATCAAATTGATAGCTGGTCCAACTTATGCAAAGTTAACGGAGTAACTACCAACGTAGGGATGGGTAAGGGATACTATTATGGATTTGTTCAAAGGGGATTAGGAACAAATAGTGATACTGTATTTAGCGTTAAAGAATTTTTTCCGCAATTATTTGTAAGAGAATATTTAGAGAAAATATTTAGTGAGTATGGCTATACTTGGACATCTGAGTTCTTAAATAGTGATGAATTTAAAAAGTTAATAGTTGAGCCGAATATCAATAAATTAGAATTAACACAATCGCAGTTAGAACTATTACAATGGTATGTTGGTCTTTCTACTAATCAAACAGGTTTAATTGGTAGAGAATTAGCTCTATTTAACGATGAAACTACAGCGCCTTTTTTTGACGGAGGTTCGCAATATTCAACAGGCACAGGAACATTAACATTAGCAAAAACAGGTTATTATAACATAGCTAGTAAAATAGTTTGGAAATTTAAAATACAGCATTCTAACCCTGTTGTCACTCATTATTATTTACCAGGATTTCACGCTTATAAATCGGTAGATATTACAAAATCTTCAAATGGTGGAAGTAGTTATTTTTATTTGAATCAAAAATTCGATTACAATTTTACTAGTTTAACATCAGCATCTAATCCAGCTGGAGACTCTGCATTTAAAGGAGCTATAAATACTTTTTACAATGAAACATTAGAGATAGCAAGCGGTGAACAAAAATTCACGGTTGGGGATAAATTTCAAATCACTCAAAATTTAGAACTTTTACCAGCATTATATCCAAGTTATAATTCAACAATTTTTGTTGATGCGTCGAATAATATAGTTCCGACAACTTTTGGACAATTAACATTTACTATTGAGTTAGTTAGTGGCGCTTTGGGTTCTACTTTTTATGGATTATCAAATAGAAAAGAAATTTTAGAAGGTAATGATGTGGCTATAAATGTGGCTATACCTAAGCAAATAAAACAACGTGACTTTGTTAAATCAATAATGCAAGCGTTCAATCTATACATGGATTTCGATAAAAATAATCCGAAAAATATTATCATTGAATCTTATAACGATTATTTCAATAATGGCACGATTGATTGGGCTAACAAGATAGATTTAGATAAACAAATAGAAATAAATCCAATTTCTATGGTAGACGGTAAGCGTTATATCTACCAATACAAAGAAGATAAAGATTTCTATAATCAAAAATACCTAAACAAATACGCTGAGAATTTCGGTACTGAAAAAATAGACATTGACAATGATTTCAAGAAAGAAGATAAGGTTAATGAATTGATTTTTTCACCTACTCCAAACGTGGCTAACTATGGGCTTGGTATTGCGGTACCTAAAATTTATAAAGAACAAAACGGTTCTAATATAGTGCCTAACATTCGTTTACTATACGCTGGCGGTGTTAAACCAACAACGGCCACATGGACATTTAAACAAGATAGTTTAGCTGACCAGTCAATGAGTAATTATGGATATTGTGGACATGTAGATGACCCACAAAATCCAACGTATGACCTTAATTTCGGTATATTAAAAGAGACTTATTATAATTACATAAATAGTAAATTTACTAACAATAACCTATATAATAGATACCATAAAAACTTTATTCAAAACGTAACGAGTAAAAATTCAAAAGTGATGACAGCCTATCTTTGGCTATCTCCTTTAGATATTAAGTTGTTTAGTTTTAGAAAAAAATATTTCATTGATAACGCTTACTACATAGTTAACAAGATAATTGATTACAATCCTTATGAAGTACAAAGCACGAAAGTTGAGTTAATCAAAATTCTAAATACTGATTTGTTTGTACCAACATCGCAATTTTTATATAGTAACCCTTCAATACCAACGGGTGAAAATATAGAACAACCAGTTAATACAACGTCTTTAAATTTAGCCGAGAATAGCATTAATTTAGGCTATAACAGCATTGCAATTGGCGAAGGTATATTCATACCCGAAAGTGCATCGAACGTGCTTGTAAATGCATCTAATGTAACTATTGGTGAAAACGTATCAAATGTGACGGTAATTAATACTTCAAACATAGTAGTAACAGAATCGAATGTTAGCTACATTAATGGAGTTTACTATCCAACATATACGATTTTAAGTGGTGGTTTGGATGTTGATGCAGATGTTAATGTATTAAGTGGTGGTGTTAATTCTAATTTACAAAATTCAATATTAATCGATGGCAACTGAATATAAAAGAATCGTAATAAAAAAAGGAACAGGAGTTCCAACGATACCAACAAATAATGACCATACTTCGGGCACTTGGTTAGCAACCGATTTATATGTCGGGGAGTTCTATATGGATACGGCTACGGACAAAATATACATGCGGACGGCTGGCGGTATAGAAGAGGTAATTTATGATGTTGCGTCCTATGAGGTGTTAGCAAATAAGGCAACTGATTTTACAACTATCAATAATACTAAATACCCATCAACTCAGGCTGTTGAAAATAGAATAGATAGTAAAATATCAATGGCTAATTATTGGTCAGCTCAAGGAATGGAAATTAGACGTGGGTTTGTAGCTCAGAATAACTCGACGACTTTATTTTTAGAAAATACGGCTGTTGGTACGGCTGTTGGTACGGCTACGGCTGTTAGTGTGGCTTTGGGTTCTTTCTTGTCACAATCAGTTAGAACACGTATGCAAGTGTCAACACCTGCGGCTAATGGTATTTGTTCCTATAGATCAACATCTGCGCTTTTCTTTGTTGGTCAAGGTTTTCGTTTTAGTTTTGGTTTTGGTGTGAGTGATTCGTCATTAAATACAGGGGCAAGGCAATTCTACGGAATGACAACCTCAACAACTGCGCTAACTATTAGCTCAACGGCATTAGTTGAAAATTTAACGAATGTTATTGGGATAGGCTCAGATGCATTAGATACTAACTTGCAAATATTCCACAATGATGGTACCGGTACATGTACTAAAATAGATTTAGGTGCTAATTTTTTAGCCAACAGAAATGCAACGGCTTATACTGATTTTATAACGTTTGAATTATATAACCCACGCTTATCAGCGGATATTTACTATCGTGTAAAATCAATGGATAACGATGCGGTTGCAGAGGGTGTAATAACTGGTAATTATCCAAGTGCCGCACTAACAATGCAAGCATGTAGAACATCAGGATCTTCATCTAACGCATGTTCATTTGATTATTCACAAATGGTAATTTCATCAATAGCTTAATTATGGTAGAAATCACGACATATACAGAAAATAGAGGCGACATTACTTATGTAACTTCGTCACACCTTGACAAAATAACAGTAGCTAATGAAGTTGCAAATAGTGAGGTGGAAAATGAGTTATTAATTCAAAAACAAATCATAGAAGATTATATTATTCGCAATGGAAATTGAAGATAGAATGACTAAGCCTTTTGATTTAAAGGATTTTGATAATAGCATCAAAGAGGGATTCGCCTTGTTTGAATTGCTTTTAAAATTTAAAGAGATTAATGATGTCGAACTAAACAAAATATTAAATGGCAGAAAATAAAGACATAGGTTTTAAACTCGAGATTAACGGGGTTGAAAAGTCCATTTCATCAATAAAAGATTTAAAGGGTGCTATCAAAGACCTGCAAGATGTTGCTGAAAATTCTGACATTGGTAGTGAGCAATATAAGCAAGCGATTGAAGACCTTGAAAAGTTAAATGACCAATTAAAGGAAGTAACTCAAACCGAAAAGCAAGCGGCTAAGGCGGCTGAAGATTTAGCGAAAGCTGAGAAAGATGCGGCAAAAGAAACGGGCGATTTAAGAAAGCAATTCGAGGTATTAGAAGATGAACTCTTTATGCTTGCTGGTCAAGGTAAACAGAATACTGAAAGGTTTAGAGAATTAACCATTGAAGCGGCTGGCTTAAATAAAAAGATAGATGAGGTTAATCAGTCATTAAGTGGTGGTGGTGCTGAAAGAGCCGAAGCTGGTTTCTCAAAGTTTGGCGAATCTTTAAAGAAATTAGATTTCAAAGGAGTAGCGCAAGGTGCTAAGTTAATGGGTACAGCATTAGCCGCTACAGGTGTAATGCTATTAGTGCAAGGTGTTACTTATTTGATTGAAAACTTTGACGAGTTGTCAAAGGGTAGCGGTGTATTAGCAAAGGCTTTGCGTTTCGTTGGTGACATCATTGGTCAAGTAGTTGATACAGCTATGAAGATGGCTACGGCTGTTACTGACTTAATAGGTTTGACATCGCAAGCTGAACGTGACATGGAAGCGATGGGTAAGGCCGCCATTGATGCGTTTACCAAATCAAAGGAAGCATTGGCGGAGCAAACAGCTGAGATGGACAGAAATATCAAGGTGGCCAAGGCGATGGGTAAGAATACTGTCGAAATGGAGATTGAGAAACAGAAAGCCATTATTGAAACGAATAAACAATTTTTAGTTGGATTAGAATTAAAATTAAGAGAAAGAGCCGCAACAGAAGAAGAAAGAAAACTAATCAAAGAAAGTGCAAAAGCTATTAAGGATGCAAAGGCAGAGATAACAGTAATTGAAGCAAACGCACAAAAAGAAAAAGACGCTACTACTAAAACTAACAATGCAACCGCTGAAGCTAATAGGCAAAAACAATTAGCAGACGAAAAGAAACTATTCAGCGACATTCAAAGAGAGCGTTTAGCATCAATGGCAGATAGAGACAAGGCGGCTTATATGCAACTTGAACTCGACAAACAAAAGGCTATTGAAGAGATTGACGCAACGAAAGCAAGCGAAGCAGTTAAGCAACAGGCGAGATATTCAGCATACCAGGAATATGTTTTAAAAGTAGAAGCACTTGATAAACAAATAGCTGATAAAAAATTAGCAGAGGAAGAAAAAGCGAAAGCGGAAGCGGAAGCTAAAAGATTAAAAGAAATTGAAGATGAAAAGAAACTTCAAGATGAACTACTAGCAATTTCTAAAGCTAAGATATTAAAAGAAATTGAAGATGAAAAGAAAAAACAAGCTGAAATATTCGAGCTAACAAATACAAGTTTATCAGCAACTCAAAATTTATCTGATTTATTTTTTACATTAAAAAGTCAAAATTTAAAGAAAGGAAGTAAAGAGGAAGAGGAAAATGCTAAGAAACAATTTGAGATAAATAAAGCATTACAAATAGCGACAGCGGTAGTTAATGGTGCGCAAGGTGTATTAGCTATTACAACAGTACCCGATTTTACTCTAGGTGTAGCGACAGCCATTCGTATAGCTGGCCAAGTAGCATTAACAGCGGCAACCGTTGCAAAGATAGCTACAACTAAATTTAGTTCAAGTAGTAGTGGTGGCGGTGCGGCAACTGGAGGAGGTGCGCCAAATGTACCTATTCCACCACCACCAACAGTAAGTAATGCAAACGCTAACATTGAAGGTAGTAAGTTTGATGAACAAGGAAATAAAATAAGTAATGGATCTACAACGCCAGCTATACAAGTAAATGCAACGGTTGGAGTAGACGAAATATCAGCAAAGACAAATAGAGTTAACGTATTGGAAAAACAATCAACATTTTAAATTATGGAATATCCTGTATACTTATTAGAATTAGACGAAAACGGAAACGAGCAATATGGCTTGCAAGACGTAGCCCTTGTTAATTCACCAGCTTATGAAAGCAACTTTTTAAAATTTGAATCTCATAAAGCATTATTTGCTATTCAAAACGAAGAGAAACGTATAGTTTGTGGAGCCGTTATGATACCTGACAAATTAGTTTACCGTGAAGAAAACGGAAAGCCTTTCTATGTAGGGGCTACAAAAGAAACGATTTACGAAGCATCACAAAAGTTCGCAAAGGAAAACAGAAACCTAAACGTAAAGGCCACACACGAAACAGATAGCAATGTTGAGGACGTGTTTATTTTCGAATCATTTATAACCGATGAAAACAGAGTTCAATCGGTAAAAGGCTTTGAAGATTTGCCGTATGGTACATGGTTTATGACAATGAAGATAAATAATGATGACGTTTGGAATAAAGTTAAACAAGGTGAGTTCAATGGTTTTAGTTTAGAAGCCTTATTTAAGTTGAAACCTGTTGAGCCTTTGAATGACGCTGAAATAAAAGCATTGATGAATTTATTAGATTAAAAAGTTATCACTCAAATAAAAATAAATACTTAAATAAAAAAACAAGATGAATTTAAACGAAACAATCAATAATATTTTACCTTCTGATTTGAAGGCTAAATTAAAAAGTGCTTTTATGCAATTTGGTGCTGAGCCAGTAGCAGTAGCGCAAGAAGAGCCTATCAAAATGGCTGAAATTAAATTGGTAGACGGCAACGTGGTATCTGTAGAAGGTGAATTTGTTGTAGGTGCAAAGATTTACTTAGTTACGCCCGAAGGGTTGGTAGCAGCGCCAAACGGCGAACATACGGCTGAAGATGGAACGGTAGTTACTGTTATGGACGGTGTTATCACTGAAATCGAAGCTAAAGAGGAAGCTCCCGAAGCTGAAAAACCTGAGCAAATGGGTGAGGTTGATAAGCTGAAAACTGAAATGGAAGCTATGGCTAAAGAATTAGCATCATTGAAAGCTGAGTTTACTAAACAATCTGAAACTTCAAAATTGACTTTGTCAGCTATCAATAAAATCATTGAAACTCCAGTAACTGAGCCTATCGAAGCTAAAGTGGATTTCAGCTCATTGACACCATACCAAAAACATAAGTTGGCGAAATATGGCAAAGTATAAATTTAAAGAAGGCTTTGAGTATGTGTTCAATGGTGGTCGCATCACAAACGAAGACTTATCAGATGATGTTGCAATTCATTTGTTATCAAAGGGTCGATTAAGATTAGAAGACTTTGATATTTCAGAGGAAGCAACTGAACAACAAGAAAAAAAACAAACAGAAAAAAAAATAAAAACAAAAACTAAAAACTAAAAATTATGGCAATTAATTACAGCGTAATCGATATAAGAGGTATTTCTGCCAGTCCCATCATTGAGGAGGTCTTATTCGAAAACAAAACATTAGGCGAAGGTTACGTTACCTTTGAAGAGGAAGTTAAAAACGAAGTAATCTTTACTGAAGGTGCTACAACTGCATCAATGCAAGCGTATACAAGCGGTGCGCCAACTTCTGCAGGTTCATTAGATTTATTTGATGTATCTATTACACCAACTAAATATTTATATTACCAAACATTTGATCCTAACACTTTACGTCCTTCAAGATTTAAACGTGATATGAAACCTGGAGCTTGGGAAACATTATCAAATGAATTTGAACAAGTTGTAATTGGTGGTATGTACTCTAAGAAAATCGCTTTCGATGCTGAGTTTCAATTTTGGAGTGGTATTACTTCAGCTCAAAAAACAGCTATCGCGGCTTTAACAGCGGGAACTGCTAACAACCAAATTGGAGCTGATGAGAAAACAGTTGCTGCTGCATTAACAGCTGGTCAATTTAACGGAGTAGTTGCATCAATGATGTACAACGCTTGGAACTCAACATCTACAGCGGGAGTAGGTACACGTATTAAGGTAGACGGCATAGCCATCTCAAGTACCAATATTGCCCAAGAGTATGCCCGTGTGTATAGTGCAATACCAGCGACTGTATTAGCTAGCGGTTTAACTCCTTATATCTACGCACCTAAATCTCACATGCAGTTAATTAACATTTATAATGTTAGTGCAACTTACCGTGATTTATTCAGCGTTGTTGGTGAGAAATATTTCTACAACGGAATCGAAATTAAATTTGTTCCTGTTCCTGAGAATGTAATCATTGCGGCTCCAAAAGAACATTTATTCTGGGTTACTGATTTAACTTCCGATGTTAACAAGTTCGAAGTTAACAAGGTAGCTTTAAATCAAGATTTATTATTCGTTAAACACGTTGGAACTATTGCGGCATACGTTGCTAATCAAGCGTTCAACGTATTATATGTTGGTTCTTAATATTAACACAGGGAGGAGTTGAAAGCCCTCCCTTTTTATAAACCTTAAAAAAAAATTATTATTATGGCATGTGCATTGACACAGGGACACACTCCCAAGGTTTGTAAGACCTCAGCGGGTGTTAAGTCCTTTTTAATTACGGAATTTGCAAACGTAACAGCATTAACTAAAACGGCTGGAGTTATTACAACTCTCACAACTGTTGCTGGTGCTGACTTTTTCCGTTACAAACAAAAAAGTGAGGTTGCATCTTGGAAACAAACAGGTGCTTCAGATGTTAAGACAGGGACAGTTGCTTATGACTTAGAGGCTAACATGGAATTGTTAGGATTAGATCAGGCGACACAAACTGAGTTAGATTTATTAATCAGAAATACAGTTGTTTTAATTGCTGAAATGACTGACGGAACGTTTTGGTTCTTAGGTGAAAACTACGGAATGGATTTAACTTCTGATGGTTTAGAATCAGGGGTTGCATTAGGTGATTTCATGGGTGATAAATTACAATTTAAAGGTCGTGCGTTTACTCGCGTTGCTTCCGTTGGATCATCTGTTATAGCGGCTTTAACTATAGCTTAATTAATTATTGATTTGTTTTAAATGAGAGTAGTCATGTGGCTACTCTTTTTTATTTATCATTTATTTTATAAAATAATACTTAATAGATAATGATATTGATTAACAAAAATAGTGTAAACACTTGCATCCTGACGTTAAGCGAACGCACAACGTTAACGAATGCTAAATATTTATTTGAGTTTACAAACGATAGCACTAAGCAAACTAAAACGTTTCTATGTGCCGATGTATCAACTAATAAATTGAGATACAACGAATTTTTGATTGAAGAAAATGCAACTGAAAATTTACTAATCGGTAAAGTATCATTGACTATCGGAGATTGGAAATATAACATATACGAACAAACATCAACTACTAATTTAGTGGTTGCAAATAGTGGCGCATTGGTTGAGAATGGTAAGGTAGAAGTAAAAGGTGCATCAACTGATTTGGCAGAATTTACAAGCGAACAACAAACTTATACAGAATTTAATGGCTAAGAATAACACATCAATAGAAGTAGTTAATAGTAATTTAGCGTTCGTTCAATTTGGCGAAGAAAAAAGACCTGAATTGAAAAAGGATTGGCAACATGACTATATTAAGTATGGTAAGAAAAACGACTTCCCTCAAGAGTTAATTAGGTATTTTGAAGAACACGCTGAACATGGTGCGATAGTAAATGCAAAGGCACGCTATTTATGGGGACGTGGATTAAAGGCGGTTAACGAAGAACAAAACGAAATTGCAGACCAATTCTTAAGTAAGGCGAATCGTTTTGAATCATGGTATAAAATGGGACAAAAGATGTCATTGGATTGCGAGTTATTCAATGCGTTCTATTTACAAGTAATTACAGATATTAACGGGAAGCCAGTTGAATATTACCACTTACAATATGCTAACTGTCGATTAAGCGAATGTAAAACTAAATTATATTTTTCAGAGGACTGGACTAAACATAGTCCTGAATTTAAAATATTTAGTATCTATAAAAAGGGTAACGTAGGCACGTTCTTTACGGCATTCAGATACTATCAGCCTGCAAAGAGTAGATTAGACGCTGTTTACACTAAAGTGCCTTACAATGGCTGTTTAAGCGAAATAAAATCGGACATTGATATAACCACATTTAACGAATCATTTATTAGACGTGGTTTCAGTAGTTCAATGATGGTTACGTTCTTTAACGGCGAACAACCACCCGAAGTTAAAAGAGCTATAAAAGAAAGATTCGAACAAACATATACAGGGGTTGAGAATGCTGGTAGTGTGGTGCTTAACTTCGCTGATAAGAACGGACAGGCGGCCGCTATACAACCGATAAGTATTGATGAGTTAGATAAAAAGTTTGAGTTTACTTCAAAGCGTTTACAACAAAAGATTTTAGTATCTCATAACGTAACTAACCCCGAAATATTCGGTGTTAAGACTGAAGGGAGCGCATTAGGTAATCGTGTAAGTGTAAAAGAAAGCTATGAGCTATTCCTTAACACATACAGCAAGCCAAGACAAGAGCCATTATTAAGCTTTATGTCAGATGCATGCTATTTGATGACAGGTGTTTATATTGAATTTGATTTCGACCAGTTAGAGCCGATAGGTTATGATTTCTCAACTGATCAAGATTTGACGCAAGATGAAAGACGTGCTATCAAAGGGTTTGAGCCATTGAATGAAGTAAGCGAAACGGAACAAATACAAGCGCAAGTTAATAGCACATTAACTAATTTGACAGGTCGTCAATTCCAAGGCTTAATGAGAATAGTTAACAAATACGACAAAGGCACGATTAACAAGCAATCAGCTATTGCATTAATGGTTAATGGATTTGGGTTATCAAATGAAGATGCGTTAACTTTCTTAAATGAAAATGATGCAATAGATGAAACTATTGTTAAAATGTCGAAACAAAATGAAAATGCTATCTTAGCGAGGTTCATGGAACTGGCGACACCTGACAACGAAGCACACGAAGTATTATTTGAAGAAGAAGTACATATTCATTCATTAAAGGATGCTTTAAAATATGAATTAAAGGCTCATAAAATGTACTTTGAAGATGCATTGAGTATTAGTGTCACTGAATTAGATAGCGCAGTTCTAAGTGCTATTAAAGGCAATCCAACGCTAACACAAGAGGAGCTTGCAAGACTTTTGAAAGTTGACATTAATAAAATTAAACAATCTATTTTCAGATTAAAAGAAAAGGGGTTGATTGAA